GGAAAACTAATCATTTCGATCTGTTTTGGACTCGTGACTTGAACGGTCTTGATCGCACCTTTGATGATAGGTGCTTCATACTTGTTTTTACGAAGTTGGAACTTCAGTCCTCCTTTTTGCTTGTAGATACTATCTTTTTCATTGATGATAACCACTTCAGAACAAACATAGTTGTTCATTACAAAGTCATAGAATATTTCTGGAACAATCTTATAATTAGAAAGAACCATCAATCCAGTGTTGAACTTCTTATTAATGTCCATTTTTGGAGTATCGTCGGAAAGGGGTTGAAATGCTCTTACGATTTGATTGATTAAGGCTTCATCCTTAGTTTCGTCTCGATTAGTGACTTCAAGTCTGTAGGAGATTTGTTGCGCGTCTCTAATAATTTCTACGTTAATTTGTGTGAGAGAACACAATACATAATCCTCAGATTTCAAGTTGTTCGATCCTTCTGCCATAAAGCTCAACCGAGTATAGAAGTATAAGATGTTCTCAGATGTATTTTTACTTGGATCATCTTTATTGATATCGTTGAAGACTTTGAACCAGTCTTTTGGAATGTTGGCGTTATTGAGGGTTTTCACATATCTAGATAGCATCGCAAAAGGCACTTCGTCACTCATCTTGAGTTTGTTAAACATTTCAAAGATATCTATAGACTCTACGTCGAAGGTGATCTCCATAGTATAGAGGGTTTGTTTGATGTTGGTGAGAGAGAAATCTGGGCTGACGGGTCTCATTAATACTTTAAACGCGTTGTCGAATTGTTGAACGGTTTCAGTCTGGGCGTTGACCTCCTTGGCGAACTTTTCGTAGGTGATTTTCATTAATTCTTTCTTAAACACTTTCTCTAGAGATTGAAGTTCTAACAATTTGCTAACGTACTTGTTGAAGTTCGCTTGAAGCTTGTCAAAGCTCTTGGCGAAAGGTAGACGATATAACATATAAATCATCTGTACTTGTTCTTCATCCTCAAACCCAAACTTGAGCTTGTCTGTACTAGGGTCTGTCAATTCCTTGATGGTGTTTTCCCAGATGAGCTTAACGTCTATTTTGCCCATAGACTGTGTCACTTTAGCAAACAGTTTAAGAATGGATACGATTCCTTCAGGAGTTTTCTCAGTGTATTTATAAAGTACTTTTGCATCTTGACAGGCTTTCATATCAAGGGTGTATTGAGAGTCGTTTGGATATTTCTTGATTGGGTATGACTTGCCGTCTACAATAATGTTTACTAATTCTAGATCTTGGGATGACTTTTCTTCATCCTCATCATACAACTTGTTAATATCGAAGACCGGGCAATTTTTCGAGGACATCTCTTTTTTTGGGACAAACCCATTGTCTTCAAGGAGACGATGATAACGAAGAATGTCGAATGAAGGAACTTTAAACTCTTCTGCCTTTGAAGCGAGAGTTTTAAGAGATGTTCCAATTGAGTAAAGATATGCTAACAAGACTGCTGCAGGGTTGCGGAATTTGATGTCTGGAAGTTTTGAACCAATTCCGAGGACGGTTTGAATGATATCAGGAGATGCGAGATTGCCAAACTTTGGAGCGACTTGTTCAGTGAGTGTGCGTTCAAAGAGTTCATAGTCGGTAATAACCTTATAAGAAGCGCGTTGAAGGAGACGTTCTCGTTTTTCCATTTGTTGATTGTATAGAAAGGCTTCGATTCCAGACTTGAAAGTTGATTTGACCTCTGTAAGAAGAGTGAGGCCTGACTTGGCGTCAGTTGTGTATGCGAAAGGCATTTCTACTTTAAAAGTAGAAAGATAAAGTTTAACTTATTGTTTTCTTATTCGTTCTTAGTTAAAGTTAATATTACTATCAATAAATGTATTCAACCCCTGTATTAAAAGACGATTTCGTTCGTGCAGTATCATTTGCCATACAAAAGGCAGAGTCTAACACTCACTCTCTTTCTCAAGACATCCTTGTTATGGAGGGAATGACTGGACGAAAGACGCGGATATTTTACAACGAATTGTTAAAAAATCTTCCCAACCCTCGTTACTTGGAGATCGGTACTTGGATGGGAAGTAGTTTGTGCTCTGCCATCTTTAACAATAACATAAAACAAATAACTGTTATTGACAATTGGTCTGAATTTGGAAAAACTCGATCTGAATTTGAAAACAACCTTCAACGGTTATGTCCAAATAATAACAATATAAGCATCATAGAGGGCGATAGCTTTCATTCAAATATTATAGAAGAGGCAAAGAACAAGGGTCCGTATAACGTGTATTTATACGATGGTCTTCACACGCCAGGAGCTCACGAGAGAGCCCTCACACACTATATAGATATGATGGATGATGTGTTTATTTTTATCATCGATGATTGGAACTGGGAAGCTGTGCGAGTTGGGACCAAGATGGCTTTTATGAAGACAGGAGTAGAGATCTTGCATAATGTACAGATTGGCACTCCATACAACGGCCATTCAGAATGGTGGAATGGGATGGGTGTATTCGTTCTTAAGAAAGTGATTATAATCTAATACAATGTATTGTATACATCACAATGTACAACGCTCTACTCGTTTTAGTCACACTAGTCTTCACAGCGATATCTATTGCCGTGTTTTCAGCTCTATTATTTCTGATATATCTTATTATTCACCACAAAGCCAATATTCTCAAAATAAAACAAATTCTCCAGGACTGTTACTTGGTCATCCCTTTTATTCGCATTTCAAATTGGTTGTTTCCTGTGCCTTACGTGCCTACTTCCGGATCGATCGTTATTGGAAATTGTACTCTTTTTCTCGCAAAACTTCCTTTCAAACTCAAGAAAGACAGGTTGATGCTAGAGATACTTTGTTATTTCGATTTATACTATCATCAAAAACGCTCTAACGTGTTATCTATTACGAAAAAGTCTCAAGTAGAGATAATTACTGCAATCAGTGAAGAGGCATTTATCCAATCTCAATGGCTCCTTAAAAGTTCAGACTTTCAAGCACATTTCGAGTCGTTCGTCAATAAGTACCTATCTAACATTCAATGGTCTACGGACGCGTTACAAGCTTACAATCCCGATTCGAGCAAGATCTATTTCTCTTCTTATTAAAGTATGATTATTTTACTTTGTAAAGTAAAATCTATAAGTGATTTTAACTTCTCATTTATTACAATATGTATTAAAATGGAATATATACACTCTAGTTGGAAGCCTCTTTTCGATCAATATGAATTCGATCTTGATCAAATCCAATCTGAAAATAATGAGAGCAATCTTCCTGTATATCCTCCTAAACAACAGATCTTTCGTGTCTTTGAGAAGCCTGTAGACAATATTCGGGTACTTTTGCTGGGTCAAGACCCTTATCACGGACCTGGACAAGCTCACGGCCTTAGTTTCTCAGTAGAACAACACGTTCGTATACCTCCAAGTCTACAAAATATATTTAAAGAATTACAGTCGGAATTTCCCGATAGAAAGTATAGTTTCAAAACTGGAGATCTTACAAGATGGTTTAATGAAGAAGATATTTTCTTGCTTAACGCGAGTCTGAGCGTAATCAAAGGCAAACCTTCAAGTCATATGAATCTGTGGGAAGAGTTCACGAACGATGTCATTGAATTTGTACAAGAGAGAAATAAAAAATGCGTCTTTCTCTTGCTTGGTAATTTTGCAAAAGGCAAAGCTCAGGTGATCAAAGATAAGACTCGGATCATTACAGGAGTTCATCCATCCCCATATTCAGCCTCAAATGGGTTCTTTGGGTCTGACTTATTTAAGAAAGTGGAGAATGCATTAGGAGAGCCCATCAACTGGCAAAATTGAATCAAAAGTTTGTTTAATACCATTAAACAACATTGGAAACTTTATACTTTTTTAAATCTAAAAATAGGGTGATTTGCTTCTTGTTTAAACAAAATATCAAAACTTAAGTTATTTTGTTTGGCAAAAATCTTTACAGCAAGTTCAACGCTTTGCCAATTATAATCATCTCCTAAAAGCTGGCCTCCAGACTTGACTTTAGGCCACCATTTTTTCAAGTCAGCATATACTGAAGCAAATGAATGATCTCCATCAATGAAGATGGCATCTAAACAGTTATCAGAGATTTCATCGTTAGTTACTTCAACACTTGGTTTTCTAAACCAAGTATATCTATTCTCAAAAGGTAAAAGTTCTTTTTTAATTTCTTTTACCAGATTATCAAACCCTCCATTATTTATCACATCATCTGAAAATGCATCATTTGGATATACACAATGCGGATCAACTAAATAAAGTCTGTCGACATTTGTATTTTTAAGAACTTGTCTTGCGTGCATACCATACCCAATACCAACCTCTGCAACAACTTTATAGTTGTTCTCATTAATGATACCTGAAAAGATACCATAATAACACCGACTCCAAGAGTGTAATCCTTTATCACTAAGATCCTTAATATTATTAAAGTACGCTTCCATCTTTTCACTATCACTCATCTTTCAAATAAATAATCAATCTTTATAACACATTTTCATTTTACTTTGTAAAACTAACTAGAGGAAGAAAGTAATTGTATGTTAAAAGGTCATCTTTCATACCAAATGTATTCATACTTTAACGAATATGGCTCAGACACCGACGAAGACAATGAAGACGACGGTTATGTCGACGAGGAAACACGTATTGATCAAATCCTCGAACTCCATCAAACGTTGGAGTATAATCGACGCCTTGAAGAAGAGACCTTCGACAAAACCAAAAATCTCTTGGAAGAGATAACAACACACATTCTCCCTCGAGACGTTGTCAAGTACGTTATTACCCCGTACCTGAGCATATCTAACTTTCCTGAGATTACAGGCTTGACTCAAGTCGAAATATACCCTGACGCAAACACATCCCAAGTCGAAGAGTTTTTTCAGCCATACGACCTCCCTCCTTGCAATATGGATCGCGTGTGGTATGAACCCAATTACTACAACTATTATGAAGATCACGAGGTTACAGAGAAACGCGAGTTTTATTGCAAGATGTTGTATATCTCTTTGACAGGGTACGATAAGAAAGACTGGTACAAATGTAGAAGATATTTTCATAGTACTAGGAAGTGGTGGAAGAGATATTATCAAGTCAAAAAGCTCTGGTATGCCTTTCATTTGATGCTGTATCCGGATCTAAAAGACGGGTATTGGGATAGTTCCTTTTTAACGTTGAGATGGACGTATACTCTCAACGGCATTCTTCAAGAAAAAGAGCTATCTATGAAAGAAATCATACGAAATGCAGGTCTGTTCTTGTGGTTCGAAATCCCTGATGATCTTCTACAGAAAGGACCCGTGGATATTCAATTGCAACTCAAAAAAGCAGAGGGAGATATCGTATTCGAAAGCAAGACGTATCATATTGAATCACGTGCTTAATTTCCTCTATACTCTTGAACTATCTTTACAACATCTGCAGGAATTTTACCCGAGAAAATAGATTCGAGACTATCTTCTTTTATAGGTTTGTTTATATATTGCTGAACCATCTTTGCAACGTCCGTAGGGACATATTCTGAGAGAGTAGATTCTGTTTCTTCAATGATACTCTTTCTGAAAGATTCAATAATTGCCACGACGTTTTTATATTCTTGACCCTGAGGAAACTTCTTTTTGCTTAGGTTGTCTACCTGTATAAGACTCTCTAATAAATCAAACTCGTCGATCTCGTAAAGGAATATAACCACGTCTTTCCACTGTGATCTTGTGAATGATCTAGACTCTTGTCGGACAGACAAATACCCTTTTATCAAGATTTTGGCTTTATCGATCTCTCTTTTTATCTTATTATCAAGGTCTTCTATTTGGAGGGTCCATCTTTGAACATTTCCTGTAAGTTCGTCTAGATAGTCAACTTGCTCTTGGTCGGTCATATTTACTAAGTAGTCTATTTCTTCTTCAGCAGTCTCTACCATCTCGGACAAACGACCAACATCTTTGAAATGTTGATTGTAACTACGAATTGTATATATTAATTCAGGCTTGAGATCTGATCCTATCTCGATCAATGCATTGAGTTGTTCTTCATTATCCGTGTCGACGATCATATCATTTAGAGTTCGTTGAGTCATAACTTCTCCAAGAGCGCGTCTATTGCTTTCTGATTCCAAACCAGCTACAAATCGATCTACATTTTTGACAACAAATGGTTCCGAGTTAGATGCTTTAAAAAGTAAAAGTATTGATAAAACTATTAGTATACCAAAGAGTAACTTCATTTGTAAATACAAATATAATTTTTGTATAAGTGATAATTGTTTTTGATTTGTCATATGACAAATCAAAATGTCTTCTACACAAGATAGAATAAAATCTACCAGATTACAGGCAAAGGAAAAGTCTAAAGTCGAACTGTTCTTCGAGTTGTCAAAGTTCGACGGAACCAATCCTACTGACTACATATCTACATCTTTGTTTGAAGATAAATACTCGGGTCTTATTCTTGGCAACGGAGGTAGCTGGATGAGAATGGATGGTACCTTCTGCAACAA